CCCCGCCTGACAAGGGCGGGCCCCGGCCACTAAGCGTACTTAGCGACGATTGTTTATTGTCAGTGAGCTAATACCTAAGTGTCCTCCGGGCCCAGGTCGGGCGAGGGTGCAACTAGGGGTGTCGGGACCTGCTCGGTCCCAATAATTCGATCAATATCTTCGTGTCCTCAAAAAGGGGCAGAGTCCATCACCAGCGCCTTGTAAAAGGCGCTGCGTACTTCCTCCCATCTGCTGAGTATTTCACTCGGTATGGTGTGCGGCCGGCGGCCCATTTGGACCTCCTGTCACACAGCCAGTGCCTTATCTATGGTAGGGCATCCGTGGGCGGAGCCGGACAGCGTACTTACGATCTTCATTTGTGCGAGAACAGCCTTCTTTCGCTTATCGACAAAACGGGAGGCCGGGTCTATAACATAGAAATCCGGCTTATCCCTAACAATGTCGGCGAACAGCAGAGAAGGGGGCGCTCTGTGGGTTGCATCTATAGTCTTAAGAGCTTCATTGAATTGACTTACAGTCGACAGCGTCTGGTCTAACCACGACAGCATGGCCATTTTATAGACAACCCCGGTAACCCTATCCACTGTTCCTCGTACACGCTTGCTGCCCTTCCCGGGGATCTTCCTTTTTACGGAGATCTTGAGCGGGTTAAACTTCATTAAGTCTCGGTGCTCGGAGACTGACAAGCTCAGGGAGTCTTGCATGCGCGCTACAAGCGCGTAGGCTAAGAGCATCCCCGTGTAAGCATCTCCGAAATCTTTTCTCATCCCTTCCATCGGAGGGGAGGAAATGTTCGCATATAATACACCGGCTACTCGCCGTCATACTTGTATGCCGAACCCGAGGCTCGGTTGGCGTGCATTCAAAGCAATAAATAGATGTATACAGTGGCTTGGCTCAACGTAGTGAAGCGCTACCCTTAGCGCTTCATACATCGCGTAGACCAGGTCGCTGTTCAAGAGAGCTTTCATAGGGAGGGGAGTTACTTCTTTCCCCTCCCTCGATCGCCTCTTGCAGAACTCGAACCCTTCCTGTGACTCAAGCGTTTTTGGCTTGGAGATCGGAATGTCAAGGTCTGTGAACAACCGCAAGTACCCCACACTGGCCTTACGGCCAATGATCGTAATATCGTCTCCTAGGAGGCGATATTTGGGAACGGTCTTATGACCGCTTTTACGATAACTTCAACGAACTAGGTAATGATGCGTTAGAGACGCCACAGCCCATGAGCTGAGTAAGCCCATAGGCTGACCACGACCGAAGTGAATCATCTGCTTCTTGTAGAGGATAGGCTCTCGAATAATCCTTTTCCATAGATGGGCAATCTTCTCGCCCATCAAGGAAGTCAGTACTACCATTTGTAAAGATAAAGGTAGTTGGTCTGTGAAGTTCTGCAGATCAAAACAGGCCGTGTGCCTTGGCCCGTGTTTAATAAATTGATTTTGCAGGTAGAGGAAGCCCTCGTTTGCTGTATAGGTACAGTCCTCCCTTATACTTCTGAGGAGGCCCATGAAGTGATTGTGGATGGGCAGGAGAGTATTCTGGGAAAACCAGTCGGCTATGGTGATCATCCGGTGTTTGTTTCCCGGCTCCTGAAGGGCACTTAGTTTTCTCAAGTGCTCATCAGGGGAATCACCAAGCTTCGACTCGAACTCATTGTCGAGAAGGAGGTCGTTGAGAAACGACCTCCCTAACAGAGTGTTTAGGTCTGTCAGTGTGTCCCTTAAAGGATGACCCTTAAGGACCTTCCTCTCCAACGGGATCGAGTAGAAGCTTTGTCCGAAAACTCCCTGCTTGCCCGTGATCCTCAACTCCATGGTTGACCTATACGGAATTTTGAGCAAACGTTTGGTTAAAGGGTCTTCATTCACAAACTGACGGAACTCTTCAAGAGTTTCGGCAGACATGTCGTCTTCAGTATCGACAATAGTTGATATGTCGGGTGGTGCTCTGTGGCTGCTTTGGCCCAAATAAAATTGTGTCACAGTAGCTGCGTAAACAAGCTTTAGGCCTCCTCCCTCAGCGTAAGCAAGGAGGAGCCTCAAATCCTTCGGGATACCTCCCTTCGACTTTGTGAAAGGCAGAGGTTCGGCCTTGCCCCCAAGAGTGCTAATCTTAAAATAGTTAGCAAGTCTCTTGAAGTGTGCAACGGCCTCCGTCTCTCCTTGATTCTTTCTCCGAATATTAAATGCTTCGAAATAGGCCTTAACGGCCTCATCCGCGGTGGCATCCTCGCCCAGTAAAAGCAACCGGGCCAGGTGGACACGTTCGATAACTAACTTTAAATCAACAAAGAACTGATTACGGTCCTTACCTGATTTAGAAGTTTCGTGAATAGCTCTCCCCTTACGGGTGCCTGCATACTTCATAACTTTAGTAGTAGAGTCTTTCATCTGTTGTTTGTTTTGGTTGTACCCCCGCCGGAGCGCCAACAAAGGCCGCAAGGCATTGACTATAAACAAATCGTCAGTCCTCCCAAGGACTGGCCGG